GAAAATATCAAAGAAGAAAAAGAACAAAAAGGAATATATAAACAAGTGTTAAAACATGCGTATGCATCATGTAAGCATGAGTTTAAAACTGTTCCTTATCATGCTGGATATGTAGAACAATGTAAACATTGTGGATATGAAGGGATAGCGTAATGAGAAATAAAAAAGATTCAGGAGTAAGATATGAAGTTTGATTTTTTAAGAGGAAGTACCTTAATCAAAAGTGATTTTGAAATTGGAGATAGAAAGATTTACATTGAAGATTTTTTATATTCAAATAGTGTGACCCTTATTTACTCACCACCTAAGCAAGGTAAAACATGGCTTGGCTATGGAATAGCTACAACATTAGTTAAAAGAGATGATATTCATTCTGTTATATATATTGATATGGATAATGGATTGAGTTCTTTAAAAGAGCGAGAAGTAGATGATAAACTTATCAATCATAAAAAAATAGAGTATGTGAGTCGTGCTAAAATAGGTTGTAGCCCTATAGAGTATTTAAGAAAAATAGACAATGAAGCAACAGCTGGTAACTACAATGATTATGTATTTGTACTGGAGACAACAAAAGACTTTATAGATACCGATAGTAAGTCACAATCTGAAGAGTTCATGAAGATAGTTATGCGAATGAGAGATGCTGGTGCCACAGTTATTATTATGCATCATGCAACTAAAAGTGGAAGTACTATATCAGGTGTTCAAGTATTCATTAATTCTCCTGAAAACATATATGAGATGGTTCAAAAAGCTAGAGAGGATGATAAGCTTCACTTTATGCTAAATGTGTTTGATGCTAGAGATTTAGTAAAAGATATAGGATGTACAGTAAATACAAAAACATTGGAGCTAACTAAACTTGATGAAGTGTATGCAACAATGAGTGAGTATGAAGAACAGTTTGTATCTAAAGCAAAAGAAACACTTTCAAAGAATCCTAAAGGAATGAGTAAAAAAGACTTATTAAAAGCCTTAGATTATAGAAAAGAAGATGTAACAGCTAATGCTACTCTAAATAGCTTTGATGGGAAGTTTTGGAACTGCAAACAAGAAAAAAAAGGTATGCCATACAATGTTACTATTATTTAACAATACCGCTAATACCGCTACGACCGCTATATATAAAGCCTTTAGTTAAGGCGGTATTAGCAGTATTAGCAGTATTAGGAAAACTACACTAAGGAAATAAATGACACAAGCCCAAGAAAAATATAAAAAACAACTCATACAGAAAATTCAGATAAATAAGAAAAATGTATTTTTAGATGATGAAGAACGAAAAGAGTTTATACTCTCAAGATTTGGAGTAACATCCACTACAAAGATGAATATAGATCAACTCAAATTACTTTTAGATTTTTGCTATAGAAAAGTGAGTGATATTCCTTTGTACGAAAAGATTGAAGATAAAGATAAAATCACTTTTGTTCAAAAAGAAAAAATATGGATGCTCTGGAAAGAAAAAGCTAGAGATAAAAGTGAAGCAGCATTGCTCAATTTTGCTTCAAAAATAGCACAATATAACATTACAAGCCTTGATAATCTACTCAAAGGTAAAGCTACTAAACTTATAGTGGCACTAAATAGATTGCATTAATTCAATTAAACTAGTAATAAAATTTACTAGTTTATATATAGAATAAATATATTTTAATGATTTTTTCATGATTCCTCCTTTTTGTTTTACCTATAGAACCACTAAAGCGAGTCGTGAGCATGAAAGAGGTGTTTTTTATCTAAATAGATTACATAATGCAAGTTAATTTTAAGTTAATTTGCATTATGCAATACTTTTATGCTATCATTTCAAAAATCTATATGAAAGGTGTGTATATGTTATGTCCTAAATGTGCAGGTAAAACTAAAGTAAACGGAACGGTTAAAGGTGAGACTGTAGATAGATTTAGAATATGCACATCTTGTGGTTTTACATTTCAGACAGTTGAGGCTGTTACATTTGACAACGCTTGGAGAGATCATGCAAAAAGAGCTTACGACACAAATCATAAAATCGAAAATTACAGACAAGAAAACTTTAACTTCGCTAGTTGATGAGTTTATAAAACTTCAATCAATCACTACTAAAACTTACCTAGAATCATTTCTATCCGATTTACTTATCTATGTTAATAAAAACTTTGACAGTAAAGATAAAGATACTTTATTAACTATTGTTCAAAGTAAACTCAGTGAGTTTAATATCCCATTTGAAACAAAACAGTTAGAATCTATTTATGAAAAAATTGCATTAACTGCTAGTGTAGGATCTACAAAAATAGTATTTAATAAAACAGATATAAAAGCTATAGAGTCTATGAGAAAAAGTTTTTACTGGGTAGGAAACGAATACAATCAAAACACACAAGCTAAACTAACAGATGTAATAGAATCAGCATATCAAGGTGATGTAAATAGAGCTGATATTAGTATCTTATTAAAAAAAGAGTTCGAAAATATCATAGATGCAGATGTGAGATATTTTGAGGGCGTTGCAGATCATATTATAAATCAATCTCAAAATATAAGCAGAGTAAATCAAGCCTTAAAATATGATGTAAAATATTTCAAAGTAAGAGCGAGAATAGATAAAAAGACGAGTACAATTTGTAGATCTATGCATGGAAAAATTATAGAGGCATCTCACCTAGATAATCAAGTAGAAAATATTTTAAATGCTAAAAGTATAGGAGAAAAAAAAGGTGCAGCACTTTGGAGCAGTAAAGCAGTATTTGGTAAGCTAGATAAGAACTTCGGACTTCCACCTTATCATTTTAGATGTAGAACTGGTGTAGAACCCGTATGGATAAGTGAAGATATAATAGATGGTAAAATAGTTAAATATACTGATAAAAGAAAAGATGATATCATAACTCATATAGATAAAACAGGAGTACAAAGAAGAGTTGATGCTAAAGTATTTGGTCATTCTATCTCTTCTAAAGCTAGAACTACACCAAAAAGTGATGTGATAAGTGCATTAAATAGTATCAATGAAATAGCACCACATAGTGGATTTTTTAATAGAGCAGTAGCTAAAAGTTCAAATGGCTATTTTATGGTATTTGAAGCTGATAAGCTTATAACACTTTATAAACCAACAAACAGTAAAGGAAAGAGTAATCTTGACAATCATTTTAAAACAAATGCAATAATAGATAAAAAAGAGGTAATAAAATGGAACAATACACAATCAACTTTGGAAACACCTGGGCAATCGAAAACATTAACAATATTGATAAAACTATTAAACTTGATGAAGTAAATTTTGAATACCCCTTTGGACAATGTGAAATATCAGGTGGAAATATAAACTGGATATTAGATCATACAACACCAAATGATGAGATAATTGAAAAATGTACAAATATAGAATCTTTTAATAAAAAAGCATCTTTTAAAGTTTTGCTTTTAAAAAGTGAATGGATAGACCAAAACAAAGATTTTGAAGGAACATTTATAGATGCTTTGAAATTCATACAAAAAGAGTTTAATAATGAACAATGACGACCAAGCTATAAAGAACCTACTTTTTAGAATAGGTTCAGAAGTAGCTTCAAAAGCAAAAGACTTAGCTCCATACGATACAGGTAACTTGCAAAAAGATATCCAAGTATGGGATGAGAACATAGACAACTACGAGATATCTATAGGTAACTCAAAACTAACTCCTTATGCCCCTTTTGTACATTCTGGAACTGGAATCCACGGCAAATATAAAAGAAAAATCACACCTAAAAAAGGTAAAGCCTTAAAAACACCATACGGACTCAAAGCAAGTGTAGATGGTCAAAAAGCAAATCCATATCTTATCAATGGATTAGAAGAGTATGTAAATGGCGGTGGACTTAACCGTGCATTAAATGATACAGGTGATGATATAAGTGAAGAGGTATTTAAAAATATTAGTGAGTCTTTTAAGAGTATTAGTGTAGACTAAATTTAATAAAATAAAGGAAAAAAATGAAAAAAGATTTAAAAACATGTCTTACAGAGGTTGAAAATTTCAATAGTATTATTCAGTTAGGATTAAAAAAAGATGCTATGACCACTAGCTATGACTTAGATAAAATAAAAAGTACATTAGAAAAAATCAAGGAAATTATTCCTAGCTCTGACAGTGCAGTTTTACAAGTAACTGGTATTATTGACAGATTTGATGAAATAAACCCATCTGAAGATGGTTTCCCGGAAACAATTTCCTCTGCAGAATTTAAAAAATTAGGTAAAGATTTATCAAACTTGATTAATTTGATAAATAGAAGCAAGTAAAATAAGTAAGACTTTTAAAGACATCAAAGTGGGCTATAGAATAATAGCTCCACCTTTCCCTTCTTCATCCTCTTCTCCACGTTCTAAAATATCTAGCCTTTTAGCTGCTAAAGCTAAAGACCAAAACCTATCTGCATGACCATGTATATTTCTATCTGCATCATATAACATTCTTTTTAAACCAGCTTTTCTTTTGATAGCATGAATATCAGCAATGAGTACAGGATCGTTTGGAATGGTTATCAACTTCTCTTCAAACATCTTCTTTAAATTTAAAACCATAAACTCTTTAGAACTAGCTGTGAAGTATACGCCTTCAGCTTGGCTAGGAAATTCACTCTCCATAGTCTCAGCTATATCTCTTCCTATTCCTGTCATATCTATTCTGATATTTGACTTTTTAAATACTCTTAAATGATCTCTTAAAACTGTTTTTTGAGACTCAAATTTCATCTTTTCATATACATCTTGAATAGCAAGTGTGTATCTTTTCTCAACCAAATCCAAACAACTCAAACTTGATAAATCTTTTACACGACCTATATCATAACCACTCCAAAGTACATTTTGTAAATTGGGTGTATAGTAACTATAATCTTTAACACAAGATTTAATAAGTGATATAGGAAAGAAAGAACTATCATCATCTACAAACTGACACTCGTACATCATAGCCCAGCTGTCTTCATCAAATAGGTCTTTTAGTATTTGAATATCTACATCAAGACCATCTTTAACAGCATCAGTAATAGTTGTAATATGCCTAGAAAACATATAAAATTTAACATCATCTACACAAAGCTTATGAAATAAACTATCCTGAACAAAGGGAGTACTTAAAATAGTAATTCTAGCTTTTGTTTCACCAGCTTTTACAGATGTAATAGATGGAATAAATGCTTCCCATATTCTTTTAGGATTTAAGTACCAAGCAAACTCATCCATCCAAACACTTCCTGAGAACCCTTGTATAGTTCTAAAGTTATTTGCAAAGATATAAATAGTAGCTCCTGAAGGTACCTTTATTTCAGAACTAGAACCACTCAACACGATATCTAATTTTTCAGCATGCTTTTGAATCTCGGCATACCACTTCAAAGCTTGTGTTTCAGAAGCTGAAAGTATCAGCTGATCCATACCACTCATAGCATCTACTAAACACTCACCACTACATCCATAAGTAGCACCGATTTGTCTACTCTTTAACCAAACTCTAAAACGACTAGTATCATGCATAAACTCTCTTTGATATTTATATAGACCATAATCTTCATCAAGCATCTTATCTCTGTATTCTTGAACTTCTTTAGAGTGGATGATATTTTGTTTTACTTTTTTGACTATTTTTTTAGACTTCTTTTCTAATCTTTCTTTTGATTTAGTAAGCATTGCTAACTTTCTGCTGTTTGCTTCTGTTGGAGCTCTTTTAGATAAAGTGGCTATTTGCTTATCAAGATTTTCTATAGATTCTTCATTTACATTTTTATCTTCACTTTTTTTAATCCATCCATAAAGGGTAGCTCTATTTTTGATTTTAAGGTCTTTGCAGATATCTGTGATACTTACACCAGCTTTTACTAAGTTAAGTGCTTCTTTTTTGAGTTCTTGTGTATAAGCCATTATTTAGCCTTTTATTTGTTTAGACGATACATTAATCGAATAAAAATAGTTTTGAGTTTTTAAACGGGTTTTAAACGGCATAGAAAACATATTTTATTTATTTCCTATCCCTAAAAGTTCTCTTGCTTCTGTTTGAGATACAATATCTCTATCTACAAGATTTGTAACAAGATCGCTATCATCTTTAAAGTTTGTTACATCAAGCTCTTCAATTTCTAAATCAATCCCTATATTTTTAAAGAATCCCTCAACTCTTCTTATTTTTGGTTTCATAACCACTTGGTTAAAAGAATGAAGTTGATCTATAAGTTCTCTTCCCCCACCCAGCCCACCAGCTGTCATAACTCCAGCTAATCTGGGAGGTACTCCATGAGCTGCTATAATTTCATCACGTCCTACATTTTTGAGTTTCTCAAAACTCATATCTTCAATACCATCAAGTTTTTCTAATCGTATTTTTGCAGGAGGAGTTCCCTCTTTACTTTTCCCTGTATACATCAAAAGTGATTTATGAGAATTTTCATAACCTTTGTAATTATCCGAAAAAAATGTCTTAAAAGCTTTTTGCTGCTCTACATTTGGTGCTGAATTTTCAAACACAATTCCAAAGCCTGGTCTAGCTCCATTTGTAAAAAAAGTACTATTATAAGTATCTGCTTGATTTAAAGTATTGATTTGTTTTAGAACTGTTAAATAATCAGGCTCTCCATAATACTTTCCACTAGGGCTATAATATTTTAAATGGTACCCATCAAGTTTTAGAGCATCATCATTTGTTGTAAGTTGATAGATCTCTTTGTCTTTATTTAACCTACCTTGATAACCCAATATATGATGAAGATGAAACTCTTTAGTAGTACCAGCTTTTTCCATGAATGCATTCCCATACATCTCTAAATCACAACACACCGCAAATAGAAAATCACTTATAAATTCAGATGATGGTAAATATTTATCTAAGTTTGTAGACTTCACTTGTGATAAAAGTCCAGCTTTTAATTTAATACTTCTTTGATGATAGACATTGAAATAGTAATACTTTAGAAGTCCATTAAAATCTATAAAAGGATTTATGGTTCCATTTGGACTTAACGTGTCTTTATCTATATATTGTTTTGATTTTGTAGCACCTTTTAGTATATGTTCATCCATCAAATTCCCTTCATTTCATACCACATAAACCTTTTAAGGTTCAGATACCCAATACTAATATAAAAGATTTTTTTAATCACTCTAAATACTCATATATGGAGTGTTTTAAAGTTTTGAAATTGTCATAATAGTGGAGTAAATTTAAAGAAAGGAACACGATGTCAGATAAAAAGAAAGCAACTAAACTTACTGATATATCTATTACACATATATCTTTAGTGAAAGCTGGAGCAAATGGGAAAGATATCATTTATAAGTCGAGTGAGAACGATCCATTACATCAACATCAAATAAAAATTTCTAAAACTGATGATGAAAAAGGTGTGATATATGGTGTAGTTTATGCTCCAAATCAAGTAGATACTGATGGAGAGTATACAGATGCAGATGAAATCATAAAAGCAGCATATAACTTTATGAAATCAAAAAACACTACAAATGTAGACAAATCGCATAGTTTCAATAATGAAAAAGCATTTATTGCTGAGAGCTGGATCATCAAAGAAAATGATTCTATTTTTCCTGAAGAAGCTTTAGGTTCTTGGGCTGTGGCAATTCAGCTTGAAGATGATGTTCTTAAAGAACAAGCAAAAACAGGAGAGATAGCTGGTATCTCTATGGCTGGAACTGCTACGAAAATAGAACCTGAAGTATCAAAAGCAGATGAAAAAAGTTTTTCTATGGATGATGTTTTAAATATGTTCAAAAAAATATTTGGAAGAACTTCAGTAGAAATAAGTGGTCATGTTTATAACGATGAAGCAAATATACACAAATCACAAGAAGGGGAAGAGTTGAAAAAAGAAGATGTAGAGAAAACTATCAAAGAAGAGATAGAAAAAAGTGTTAAACCTTTAAATCAAAAGATTGAAGATTTAGAAAAAGAAAATGGTGAGCTAGTAGAAAAGCTTAAAAAAAGTAAACAAGATGACACACCAGCTAAAACTGATGTAGAAAAAGCAAATTCAATAGAAGGAATTTTATAATGCAAAATTTAACAGATATTTTAAAAGCAAACACAACACCACAAGATGTAACACTCAGTGGAAATCTTACACCACAACAAGCAAGAACATTTATTAAAGCTATTGTAGATAGACAATCTATCCTAAAAGATGTAACAGTAGATATCTCTTCTAAACTTACAAAAGAAAGAAGCACTTATGATATTGCAAAAGGTGTATTAAGTAGACATATAAGTGGAACTGCTCCATCTACAGCTGCTATGAAAAAACTTGGAAAAATTGGGTGTAATCTTGATATGAGTAAAGGTGTATCTTTAAATGCAAGAATTTTACAAGATACTTTAAATGATAACAAAGATAATCCAAACTTTGATACAGAGCAGTTTGCAAGTTTTGCTGTTGCATTTATGAATGATTTAGATTATTTAGGAATTGTTGGTACAGATGATAATGCAGCATCTACAGCAGAATTTGAAGAATTAGCCAAAGGTTGGGTGCAAATTGCAAAAGATAGCTCTGATTCTAAAAAAGTAACTACATCTGAAACAGAGGTGGCTGCACAACTTCAAAAAGTAGTTGAAAATATTCATGAAGATTGTAAAGGTGGAAAAGCTGTTATTTATCTAAGTGCAGTTGATTATGATGCTTATCAATTAGAAGTATCTGAAGCTTATCCAAATAGTGGAGCTTTAATAAATGGTGGAATTAACTCATTTATGGGGTACAAACTCAAACCAAATGAAAATATGAAAACTGGCGAATTTCTAGCCACAGTTCCTAAAAATATGGTCTTTGGAATCTCAAATCAAATTGAGAGAACGAGATGGTATGACAATGAACTTTCTTGTTTAAGATATAAATTTGTTGTGTACTGTGATTATGAATTTGATATTCATAAATATGTAACTTTAGTGACATTTGTAGCAGCGTAAAAAGTACAATTATGGAATCAGTAAATATAGAAGATTTAAAGGGTTTATTCCCTTTGAGCTTAGAAGATACAGATATAACTCCACATCTTAATCGTGCAATATGGGATTATAATCATATTACTTTTGATGAAGAGATACAACAAATTGAAGTTATAGGTTCTAAGTCTTTATATTATCTTGCTCCATTACTTTTTATTGAGATGCAAAGTCGAGCTGAAGAGTATGCCGAATCTCTTGAGACATTTAAAGACGTAAAGAAGTTTCAAGAGTATTGGCTCAATCGTGCCAATAGTGCATTAAATAAAACAAATAATGATGATGAAAGTGAGATGTTGTGGGACAGTATATAAATGAAGATGAAGCTAGAAATGCTATCAAAAGTATTGTAAGTACACATACAACAGACTTCACACTTTTTACGCAAAAAAGAACAACTATCAAAACGGCATGTAAAGAAGTAGTATTTATAGCTATTTTTTTATATGAAGAAAATAATGAAGAGCTTTATAATAAATTTGTAAAAAATCATGTTCAAAATAATGATGGAATGAAGTTATTAAAAAGTGATACTTTTTTTGAAAATGGAAAGAAAAAAGAAGCATTTCATATTGAATGTGAAGTAAGAGGTGTGTGATGGAAGAACGAATTATAAAGCTTGAAGTTACACAAGAACATCATGCTCTAGAGATAAAAGAACTCAAAGAATCAAACAAAACATTAACAGAATCTTTTAGTTCTTTTTCTAAAAATATAGCAGCGATTAAAAACTGGATTATTGGTGGTGTTACACTAGCAATAATTCAACAAATAGGACTTATTGAGTTCTTAAAAAAAATCATATTTTAAAGGATATTAGATGGCAAACGAAAAAGTAACCGTAAAAGTTCTAAACCCAAAAGGTGTTAGAGATGAAAATCAAAAATTGGTACCAATAGGTAAAACTATGGAAGTACTTAAAACAACAGCAGATATTTTAGTAGAAAATGAAGCTGTTGAATTAGTTGAAGAACAAAAAGCTACAACAACTCAAATAGATAAAAAGGATAAATAATGGCAGATATAGAAAGATATATAGGTGGTGGAACGGTTGAATTAGCACTTTACAATGGTACTGGTTATGAACCATTTGTAGCTATTGGAGAGGTGCAAACAGCAACTTTAAAAATATCAAATACTTATGCTGATGGTTATAGTAAAGATGAAGGTGTAAAAAAGCAAGTAGACAAAGTACTTACTGAAACAAAAGCAACTACAGCATTTACA